TAATTATCAATTACGAAAAGGTGGAGAATACACCAAAGAAAATCAATTAAACAGACTGACAATGATAGCAGAAGTTGTCAAAAGACTTTTATTCGATAATAGAAACTATGAAAGTGGTAATATTACAAACTGGTATGGTGGGCAAGTATCTAGTGTAGAATATACACGAGATGAAGAAGATGAAACCATATCTAATGTTATTATTACTTTCCAATGCAACACAAATGAGGTGATTTCATGAAGTATAAACACATAAAAGGACTTCAACTACAAAAACCATCATATCTTAACACATCTAATCAAAAGATTAGAGAGTTGTTAGCTGGTAAAGAAGTTGAGTTAGAAAAAGAAAACTTGGAAGAATTTGAATCTTTAGGTGTTCAAGTTAAGCCAATTAAAAAAGAACCTAAAAAGAAAGTTAAAAAAGAGGAGAAATAACACATGGCAGTTAGTGGAAAAGTCTATGCTAAAAGTGATTTTAGTGTAGGTATAAAAAACAAAAATGCAACTGCATTTGAAACAGCAGCACAAGACGATGCTGCATACGAGTTACTTCCTGTAATTAATGTATCTGCACCTGTTCTCAATCTTGTAGAAAGTGGTGAGATACGAAGCAATAATGCAGGAATGCTTGAATTAGATATAGACCAATTTAGAACAACTAAAGGTGGATTTATTACAATGGACTTTGAAGTACCAGCAGAACGAGATTTAATTGTTCGTTTATTGGCTAATGTTCTTCAAGACCATGGTGAAAGTGGTTCAGGACCATATGTTCACACAATTCAAGCAACATCAAGTGCAACATTATCAAGACCTGATTTTACAGGCAGTTCAACAACAGGGATACCAAGTATCTTTGACATTGGATTATACTATCCTGAATCAGCACAAGATAAAATGATTACAAGTGCAGTTTTACAAAGTCTTACAATGAACTTTGATATGTCAGATGGTAGATGTTTACTTAGTGGAACATTCTATTCAGGTATGACAAGTTCAAGCAAGTTCTTAGTAGAACAAACTTTAAGTGCTAATTCAGCAGCACCAACTCTATCAAGTACATCACCAACACAAATAGAATCTTACTTTAATGTTAAGAAACTAGATGTTGATGGAACTTCATTAGCAGATATGGTGATTACAGCAGTATCATTTACATTTGAAAACAATGTAGCAAGAGTAGGTAGAGATTCTAGTGGCGATGCAGAAAGTTATGCTTTTGGTATCCCATCAGTAAACATTACTGGAGAAATTTCATTAATGTATGATGCAAACTTTGACTTTGGTAGTGGTGGTAATGTATTACAAGACTTTATAAGTGGTAATACTGCAACACTAAAACTACAACAAGGTGATGGAACAGTATCAACAGCAGGTGAGATGAACATAGAATGCGAAATATATTCAACAGCAGTAAACTTAGACCCTAATGCAGACACAGGTGCAGTAATAACAATACCATTCAAAGTAGTTCAACCTACTTCAAGTGGTGCAGCATCAGGAACAGCATTTAAGTTTGAGTTTGCAGATTCAACCCCATCAACAGGTTGGTAAAGGAGTAACACATGAAGGTTAAAATGTTCGATAAAGAGTGGGAAGTGAAGAATCCTACTTACAAAGAAAAACGAGAGTTATGGAAATTAAACACTATGACTTTTGAAGGCGATAAAATGAATCAAGAAAATTACTTTGTTTTGCTTGAAAAAACAGAAGAAATTTCAGGATTAAATCATGAAGATTATACTGATGATAAAGGCGAGATATTAAGTATGAGTTCTATTGATGCTTTATTGCAACAAATATTCTTGAATTATATAGGGTATTCAAAAAAAGTATAGTGGGCTTATCTAGTTATGTGTGGTTTTCCCAAATGGGATTTCCACACAATAACTTGCAATTTCCTTACAAAAGACAAAGCCCTGTTACAAAGAAAAATAGGGAATACAATACTTTAGAAGAAGTACAAGAAGAAATAGAATTGCTATCTGATACATTTAGTGATAGTCAATTCACTTTAGGTAGAAACTTATATTTTATTCTACCATTATTTTGTAATCCACGATTCTTAGTGGAACAAGAATATATAGATTTAATAAAAGAATATAATTATATGAAAAATTACAATATACCAATGGCAAGAAGTTTAGATGAAGCAGATAGCTATAAGCTAGATTGCTTTGATATTATACAAAGAGAACTCAATGCTATTACACAATATATAGGGGAGAAAAATGGCTGATAAAAAAATTAATTTAGCAGTTAAGGCTACTGGTTCTGAAAAGGCAGCAAGAAGTATAGGTAAAGTAGATAAGGGATTAGGTTCTTTAGCTAAATCAGCAGCTGCAGCAGCAGCTGGATTCTTTGGTGCTAGAATGTTAATTGCAGGAATGAAAGAAGCAGTCAATCTTGCAGCAAGACAGGAATTAGCTGAAAGAAAACTTACTGCAGCTTTAGGATTTAGAAGTAAGGCATTGGAAAATCAAGCAAGAGCATTACAACAAGTTTCTATGTTCGGCGATGAGTTGATTATGGAAGCACAAGCAATGCTAGCAGCTTTTATTAAAGATGAGGACCAAATGAAAAAAGCAACTAAAGCTACTTTAGATTTGGCAGCAGCAAAAGGAATGGACTTGGTAGCAGCAGCTGACTTAATTGGTAAATCTGTTGGGTCATCTACAAATGCTTTATCAAGATATGGAATTGTTGTAACTGGTGCAGTTGGAGATACTGAAAGATTAGATTCTGCTACTAGAAATATTGCTAAGTTATTTGGGGGTCAAGCAGCAGCACAAGCAGACACAATGCAAGGTGCAATGACTGGAATGAGCATGGCAATAGGAGATGCAAAAGAACAATTAGGAAATATCTTAGCACCTACTGTTATTAGTATTGCAAAAAACTTTAAATCAGCAGCAGAAAATGTCGGTGAGTTCTTTTTAAGATTTACTGAAACAGATATAGAAACAAGAATTAGGGAATTAAAAGAATTAAGAATTGATACAGAACATCTTGAAAAAGCATTACGACTAAGTAAGGCTGCAGGAATTACAAAAGAGATTGACAACAGCAAAACATTATTTCAGTCCAAAGAAGATATAAGAAAAAAAGAAGAAGAAAATAAAAAACTAGAAGCAGACCAACAACCACTATTAGATAAAATTGCATTAAATAGATTAGCACATGAAGATATTAGTTCATTTAATCTTTTTGCTATTCAAGCATCTAACAATGAAAGAGTTTTATTAGAAGCTAATGCTAGAATAATGCAAGAAAAAATTGATGCAAATAATGCTATTATTGAACAAAATAGAGAACAGATAGATTTAAGAAATCAATTAAATAATATATTGGAAAGACCTACTTTTTCTATATTTGGAGAAGAAGAAGATATGGCAGGTGAATTAGATTTAGCATTTGCTGGTATGGAGGAAGCAACAGAAACTTTTTTTGATTTTATGAAAGAGCAAGAAGATTCTTTTTTAGAACACAAGAAAAAGTCAGCTAAAACACAAAAAACCATTGATGACCAATTACACAAAGAAAAAATACAAAACAATTTACAGATGGCAATACTACAAGGACAATCAGCTAAGGAAGCAGGTATATCAGTAATTAAAGCAGAAGTAGCAGAAGCACAAGCAGGATTGATTTCAAGTATTATGAAAGCATTACCATTCCCATTAAATCTTGCAGTAGCTGCAGGGGCAGGTAGTATGATTGGTAAAGTAACTGACCAACTGTTATCATTCCCAACTGGTGGTAGCTTTGTAACAAAAGGTAGAACAACTTTGCCAATAGGTAATGGAGTAGTAGTAGGAGATAATGCAAGTGGTATGGAACAAGTAGATATAACACCATTACCAAGTCCTAATCAAAGAAGTAGTGGTAATATAGTAGTAAACATCAATGCACCAGTTGTTGATGAATTTGTAGTAGATAGTATAATCCCTGCTATTAGACGAGCAGAAAAACTTAACTTATAGGAGATAGAGAAGTGGAAGTAAATAAAAATACAAAACTAACATTAAGTCTTGAAACAATTATTAGTGGAGTCGTAACACTAGCAATGATTATTGGTATGTGGTTTACCCTACAAGCTGATATAGAATTAGCTAAAGAGCTACCTAAACCTGAAGTTTCAAGAATGGAGTATGATTTAAAAGACCAAATGATTCGTGATTCAATTATGAATACCGAAGAAAAGGTAGAGAAACTAGAAGACAAAGTAGATGACATTAAAAAAGACACACGAAGCATTAATGAAACTCTATTGAACATGAATAATCAATGAGGGATATAGATGAAAAAATATTATACATCGTTTTTGCTATGGCTTGGACTATTTTTGTCCTGCTCGTCATTGCAATCGCAAACAGTTAATTTAGATAGTTTTCAAGATATACAGCTTATGAAGAATGAGTTCTGTGCTGTAATAGAAGTCAATGCAAGTTGGAATTATCAAAATAAAGTAGCATTAGAAAAATTAGAAAGATGCTATACAGGATATGTCGATATTTCAAATAAAGATATTGGTGCAGTAATTCAAAAAGAGTGGGACATTAAAGTAGTGCCTACTGTTATTATATTTGAATATGGTAAAGAAGTAAAAAGATTTGAAGCAGACCTAAGTATGAAATTTAGGGAAGATGAAATACTAAAAAATATAAGGCAGGAGATTGCAAAATAATGTTTATAAATTCTAATTACTCATCAAAGTTATCACCAACAATGACAGAAAATTGGTTGGTACAAATCTATAAGAACACTAATAGTAGTGTTGCTTATACTGATACACCTGATTTACGATTTAGTTTTTCAGAAACAGTATATGATGGGGAAAATTATTACCCTGCAATCCTTAACAAACCAAGTATATCTTACTCACTTGATTTAAAAGGATTTACTACAAAGACAGGTAGTGTAACTTTAAATCTAGCTAATATAGATTTAGATGGAACAACCTTATTAGAGTTATTAGGTTCGGATTTTATCAATGGACAGGTTTCGATACTATCTCAAATTGATAACGATGGTACTGCTGCCAATGCTTTACAAATATTTAGTGGTAGAATAAGTAGCTTTGGATATAGAGGAAATACGATTGTACTAAGTGTAGTATCTAATAGACCATTTCAAAATGTATCTATACCACAAGGCAAGACTGAATCAACAACAGACCAATATAATAATAAAGTAATTCCATTAGTGATGGGAGAATACACACCGAATAAAGAATTTGAAAATGGAACAGATGTCTATGCTTGTCCATTCCTAAAAAATGATGGAAAGAACTTTATATATATAATACCTGAAGGAACAGATGGTTCACAAACACATGATTTAGAATTTTATGATAAGGGTATGAAGCGATTTATACCACTAACCGATACCAATACAAGTGTTGTAGCAGTAGATGGGGCTAAAACATTATCTGTTCCAAAAGAAATGAAAAGAGTATTTAAAGTATTACCTGATGATGTAACATCAACACTAAGCACAGGTTGGACATTAAGTTCAGGTAGTCTTGACAATACTTATAATGGAGTTACTGGTGATGGTGGGACTTTCTCATCAAGTAGTTTTTCAGGTGTAAGTAGAGGTGTAGTATTAAAACTAGTTGTGCCACAGGTTACTGGTAAAATTACTGCAATTACTTTAGATATTTCAGGAACTTATTCACAAACATTAAGTGGTAGTCCAGCAGGAGTAGAGGGTGCATTCTTTAATTTAGCAAATGCTTTAAGTAGTGGATTTGGTTCTACTTCAGGAGATGTAAGATTAGTAGGAACAGAAAGTAATGGAGATAAGACAGATAGAACTAATGTAGCTTTACCAACATCTACAGATATATCAGGAATATTAGAAAATGGTGCTTTACCTGATGAACTATATTTGAGTTTTAAATTTAATGCAGAAAACGATGGTTCTTATGATAGTGCCAATATTATTCTAAATAATATGTATGTAACAATAACTGCAGAAAACGACTTAGCAAATGAACCTATTGCATCACAAGAATTTAATGCAGGGATAGAAAAAGTATATTTAGGTAGAGATATTACAACAGAATCATTTACTGCATATTCATCGGTAGCAACCTTAACTGATTTAGATAATCCAGTAGCAATCCATAGAGAATTATTACATAGCATATTAAATGTAGCCAATAGTGATTCAGATGCAAAGATAGAAAATTCAGGATATAAGGCAGTAGCAGAACTACGAGATAGTACCTTAACAAGCCCAACATCTACTCATTGGAAAACAAGACTAGCATTAGATGAACCTGAAGCACTAGAAGGAATTATGAATAAACTTCAATATGAAGGGTGTTTCTTTTTTGAGTTCTCACCACAAGCAAATCAAACTGCAATTAGTGGTGTAAGTCCTTTACGATACTTTACGATTGAAGATAGTGTAACAGCTAATGTAGACCTTTCACAAAATGATATATCAGATTATGAATTAGGTATTACACCAGCACAAGATTTAGAAACTAATTTATTAGTTAATTACAAAAAACACCCTGCTGAGAATCAATATTTAAAACAATACGAATATCCAAAAGAGGAAGATTTTGATACATCAAATCATAAAACAATTTTTGGCGATAGAAATATTCAAAAACAAGAAATAAATCTTGATTTATTGTATGGTGCAGTAGATGAGATTAGTGGTTCAAGAAATTCTAGTTGGATAAACTTTAGAGAATCATTATTTGGCGATTATAAAACCACAGT